ACCAACCCGAGTCCCAACCAAGCCCCTCAGATCAAGTCCGAGAAGTACCTGTACACTCACGTTCAGTACATCGGAAAGAAGTACGAGGTCTACCAAGAGATCGACGGAAAGGTCATCCCCTCCTCGAAGGGATCGTACCTTGAAGACGAATGCCCCTTCCTTGCCCTCCGGTTCACCAAGGTGTCCGGTGAGGATTACGGTCGGAGCTACGTTGAGGAATACTACGGTGACCTCAAGTCCCTCGAAGGTCTGACCAAGGCTGTCGTCAACTCCGCAGCCATCGTTTCCAAAGCCGTTGTCTTTGTTCGCCCCGGTGGGGTGACCAGCGCCCGTAAGGTCGCAGAAGCAGAGACGGGCGACGTGATCACGGGGTCTATGGAAGACGTGGGCCTCCTCCAATTCGAGAAGTGGGCTGACCTCCGGGTTGCCTTTGAGGCAATCAAGACCCTTGAACAGCGTCTCGCTTTCGCCTTCCTCCTGAACACCGCCATCCAGCGTCCCGGTGAGCGTGTCACTGCCGAAGAAATTCGGTACATGGCCCGTGAACTCGAAGATGCCCTTGGTGGTACCTACTCGGTTCTGTCGCAGGACTTCCAAGTTCCCTTCCTCAAGGCAGGGCTGGCCGTTCTGACGCGAACCTCCAATCAGGAATGGAAGCTGCCCAAGCTCCCGAAAGGGATTAACCCCATCATCGTCACGGGCCTTGAAGCCCTTGGCCGTGGGCATGACTTGCAGAAGCTGGACACTTGGCTGTCCGGTGCTGTGCAGATGCTTGGTCCCCAAGTGATGCAGCGAGTGAACGTCGAAGAATATCTGGCCCGCCGTGCGTTGGGTCTGGGTATCGAACTCGACGGTCTTCTGGTTTCTCAGGAGGAACTCGACGCGCAGCAACAGCAAGCCCAGATGATGGAAATGGTAAATCGCCTTGGCCCCAATGCTGTGAACCAGATGGGTAACCTTGCCAAGGCTGGAATGGATCAACAACAGAATGTCCCCCAGTGATGAAGCCCCGGTCGAAGTGACCGAAGCTCCTGCCCCGAAATCCAAGAAGATCAACCTCTCGCGCCCCGGTGTGTTGGTTGATGATCTGCCCCCGTCCGTCAAGGACAAGCAGCCGATTGACCAGCGTGTTCGCCGCCGCGAAGTGCTGGCAGACGGCACCATCATCGAGACGTACTAATGTCAGACTACCAGAGCGCAACCTTCACGACCCCTCCGACCGGACCCGACGCCCCTGTGGTGACGGATACCTCCCGACCGGAGTGGCTCCCCGAGAAGTTCAAGTCCCCCGAAGACCTCGCAAAGGCTTACTCGGAACTTGAGAAACGTCTCGGTCAGCCGAAGGCACCGGAAGCTCCGGTCACCCCCGCCCCGACTCAGAACACCGAGGGCGAGGCTCCGAAGCAGGACTCCCTGACCATCGACGAACAGGCCGCTGCTGCGGTCGAGTCCGCTCAGTTGGACATGGATGCCCTGACGCAGGAGTGGACGGAGAAAGGAACCCTGTCCGACGAGAGCTATGAGAAGCTCACGAAGGCTGGCTTCCCCCGCGAACTGGTGGATGACTACATTCGTCTCAAGTCTGGTGAAGCCACGTCCATCGTGACCGACCTTAAGAAGTCGGTTGGTGGTGATCAGGCTTTCGCTGACATGGTGACGTGGGCGCGTTCATCGTGGACCCCCGATCAGCTTCGTGCATACAACGAAGGTGTCAACTCGGGTGATCCTGCGAAGATGCGTCTGGCCGTTCAGGCTCTCGCCGCTGACTACCGTGGTAACAACTCCACGGTTCCGCAGCTTGTGTCGGGTGGCAATGGTCCCGTTGGAACCTCTGGCTATCGTAGTCAGGCTGAGTTCCTCTCGGACATCCAGAACCCCAAGTATCGTGAAGACCCCGCCTTCCGCGCTGACGTGGAAGCACGGCTGGCAAAGTCGAACATCTTCTGATGACGACAATCGCCTACCGTGATGGTGTCCTCGCTGCGGACTCTCAAGTGACCCTCGGGTCCATGCGCGTCCCCGGCAACGCTATCAAGATTGGCAAGACGAAAGCTGGCGTCCTCTATGGGGGCGCTGGCTCCGTCGCCGCTTGTGGCGCTTTCTTCGATTGGGTCAACTCCCCGGATGATGGGGAACTGCCCGAAGGTGAATACTCTGGTATCGTCGTGCTTCCCAAGGGGGAAGTCATTGAGGTTGAGAACGGTGCGTTCCTTCCCAAGATGAAGCAGAAGTTCATCGCCATCGGCTCTGGTGCTGGTTATGCCCTCGCTGCGATGTACGCAGGGGCCACGGCACAGGAAGCAGTCAAGATCGCAACGAAGCTGGACATTCATTCCAGTGGGCCGATCAAGACCGTTAAGTTCTAAGAAGACCACCCACGCCCCAACTGTTATCGGGTTTCCGATCAGGCGCACCCCGGATGGTTACTATTGCGCCCCGCCACATGGTACGCCCAGTGGCTCCCCCTCGGTCTTCGGGCCGGGGGGTTTCTCCCATTTGGGCACCTTTCCTGTCGACGGTCTGTAAAACCGTTGCTGCCAAAAACAAGACAGGTTGGTTCAGCGTGACGTTCAAATCGTCGGGTTCCCACCAATCTCCGTGATCGGTCACACTTGCCTTATCGGCGGTGACTCAGAACTACCAACCGCGAACCTTGACCCCGCCCGCAATCCCCGAGGGGAGAGCCAAGGGACAATCTCGCTGTGAGCGTGTGGATCAGTTCAGAGGTTCCAACCCTCTGCTAATCACACGGAGTATAAAATGGCAGATGCAACTCTCTCTCGGGTCGGTCAGGCTAACGGCACTGGCGCGACCGATGCCCTGTGGCTCAAGCTGTTCGGCGGCGAAGTCATGGGCGCTTTCAACCTTGCCAACGTCATGGGCGACAAGCACCGCGTCCGCACCATCTCGGGCGGCAAGTCGGCTCAGTTCCCGGCCATCGGCAAGACCTCGGCGGGCTACCACACCCCCGGCACCGAAATCGTCGGCACCCCGATCAAGCAGAACGAGCGCGTCATCACCATCGACGACCTCCTGCTGGCGTCGGTGTACGTCGCTGAGATCGACGAACTGAAGAACCACTACGATGTCCGCTCGGAGTACTCGCGCCAGCTTGGCGAAGCTCTGGCTGACCACTACGACCGCAACGTCCTCCGCAACTTCGTCCTCGCTGCCCGCGCTTCCGCGACCGTGACGGGTGAAGACGGCGGTGGCTCGGCCACCAACGCTGCTTACCGCACCGACGCTGCCGTTCTGGCTGGCGGCATCTTCGCTGCTGCTCAGAACTTCGACGAAAAGGGTATCCCTGAGTCGGAGCGTTACATTGCGATCAAGCCCGCGCAGTACTACCTCGCTGCTCAGAAGACCGACCTGATCAACACCCTGTGGGGTGGCAACGGTTCGTATGCTGACGGTAAGATCATGACTGTCGGCGGCGTGACGCTGCTGAAGACGACCAAGCTGCCGGGTTCGGACGACTCGGCCAACACGGGCATCCCGTCGCAGTACCGTGCTTCCTTCGTGAACACTGCTGCCGTCGCGTTCCACCCGTGGGCCGTTGGTACCGTCAAGCTGCTGGACATGAAGACCGAAAGCGAATGGGACATGCGCCGTCAGGCCACCCTGATGCTGGCGAAGTATGCCGTGGGTCACGGTATCCTGCGCCCGGAAGCCGCCTTCGAACTGAAGGTCGCCTAATCTAACCCCTGACGCCGGGGACTGCCTTCGGGTGGTCCTCGGCTTTTTTTCATAGGTACCAGATGGACCCCATCACCAGAACCACGGAACTCGAAGCAATCAATGAGATGCTTCGGGCTATCGGGGAAGCACCTGTGTCGGCCATCGACACCGGGAACTCCGATGTAACGACCGCACTCGACTTGCTTCGCAGTCACTCCCGACGTGTTCAGGCGTTGGGTTGGCACTTCAATACGGAGCGCGAGTATATCATCACCCCTGACGGGAACGGTTACCTCAACGTCCCCTCCAACGCACTCAAGATCGACTCGACGAGCTACTCTAGTTCCATCGACGTGATCCAGCGTGGGGACAAGCTGTACGACAAGTACAACAAAACCTTCGTCTTCACCGAACCACTCAAGGTGGACATGGTGGTTGGCCTTGATTGGTCCGAACTGCCCGAGAGCGCCCGTGCCTACATCGTCGCCCTCGCTGGCCTTGAGTTCGTGGACACCGACATTGGGTCGGACACCCGCCACCAGTTCACTTCGTCTCGCGTGAACAACGCGCGTCTCCTGCTGGAATCCGAGGAGACTGACAACGGTGACTTCAACATGCTTCGTGACTCCCTCTCGGGGTTCGAGATCAGCTACCGGAGACTCTAATGCCCGCAGTTACGGGAACCATTGCAAACCTCCTGAATGGTGTCTCGTCTCAGGCGGTTGCCCTTCGACTGCCCACGCAGGGTGAAGAACAGATCAACGGCTACTCGGTACTCACCCGTGGCTTGATCAAGCGACCGCCGACGAAACTCCTCAAGAACATCGGTGTGATCGCTGGTGCATCCTCGGCATACATCCACACCATCAACCGGGACTCGGCTGAGAAGTACATCGTCCTGATCACCAACGGCGACCTCAAGGTCTTCGACCTCGCAGGGAACGAGAAGACGGTGACCTTCCCCGATGGGAAGACCTATCTGTCCTCGGGTGTGACCAATGCGTCCCGTGACTTCGCTGCCACGTCAGTCAACGACTACACCTTCATCGTCAACAAGACGGTGACGGTGGCGATGGATTCGACCAACAAGTCTCCGTCCCGTCCCAACGAAGCCCTTGTCACCGTGAACGCTGGCAACTACGCCCGCAACTATGTGATTACCGTTGACGGGACTATCGCTGGACAGGTGAAGACCCCTGACGGTTCCAACCGTGGACACTACGGTGCTGTCGATACGACTGTCATTGCCAAGCACATGCACAGGGCGCTTCAGTATTCCGGGTCGTGGGACATGCGGGCCTTTGGGTTCATGGGCGTGGACTCCGCATACGGTTCCCAATGGGATTACTCGGGTGTCGTTGGGACTGGCATCGCTCCTGCGGCTGGTACTGGTCCGTTCTATGCGGGCATCTACAACAACACCATCCACCTCTACAACAACACCGCTGACTTCACCATCGTTGCCACTGACGGTACCAACGGTACGGCCATCAAGGCAGTCAAGGGAAAGGCTCAGAAGTTCTCTGACCTTCCCATCAATGCACCTGACGGGTTCGTCGTTGAAGTCGAAGGTGACATTGAGACGGGCGCTGACAACTACTGGGTCAAGTATGACGCAGCCACTCTGACGTGGGCTGAGTCCTTGGCTCCGGGGACCGTCAAAGGGTTCAATGCAGCGACGATGCCCTACGTCTTGGTCCGCAATGCGGATGGCACGTTCACCTTCAAGAAGGCAACGTGGGACGAGAAGCTGGTTGGTTCTACCGATAGCCCCTCGGTACCCTCCTTCGTTGGCTCCAAGATCAACTCGGTGTTCTTCCACCGGAACCGCCTTGGCTTCCTCTCGGATGACAACATCATCCTGTCTGAGGCTGGTGAATACTTCAACTTCTGGCCCCGTACCCTGACCACCGTCCTCGACAGCGATGTCATTGACGTGGGTTCGTCGTACACCGAAGTCACGAAGTTCCGCCATGCGGCCCCCTTCGGTGGTGACCTTGCGGTGTTCTCGGATCAGGCTGTGTTCCGTCTGACGGGTGGTGAATTGCTGACCCCGAAGTCGGCAGCGTTGAGGCCCTATGGTGCCTTCAACATGTACCAGTACTGCAAGCCCGAGGTTGTCG